CGCGCTACGATTTGCCCGCGGTCAAGCGCGTGGACGAACTGCGCACCGTGCCCATGCCGGACCTGCGCAGCGCCGACCAGAAGATAATGGCGGAACTGGTGCGCATTGTGGACGCGCTGCAGGCGGTTGTGCTGCGGCTGGACACGATCGAGGAAAGGCTGCGGGAGGTGCGGGGATGAACGACTACACCAACGCCGCGCCGTCGTCCGGTGCAATTGTTTGGCTTGCCTTGCGTATGATTGCAATGGATAAATGTGAGGTATTGGGCGTGTTCGCTACCGAAGCCGAAGCCGTTGCGGTGTGCGAACAATGGGAAGATGTCGTTGGGCCGATACCGTTTGGGCAGAAGTTGCCCGACGTCGATTGGGGCGGTTCGTATTATCCGCTGGCAAAGGCGGCATAGCATGATTGACACCTACACCAACGCGCCCGCGTCGCCTAGTGCGCTGTTCGACAACACGCCGACAGTGCTGCGCCGTGACTACGTAGATGGCGTTGTCTCCATTTGGGCGAACGGGCGCACGCAGCGGGGACGGTGCCGTGCTGACAAGGTGCTGACGGCGCAGGACGCGCGCGATGCGTTGGCGCATGGGGCGGGACAGGTGTTTGTGCGGGAGTGCGATGTGGAGGCGGTAAGAAGTGGCGAAACTCAGTAACGACAGGCTCGACAAGTTCCGACCGCAGACCCGCAACGCCAACAAACACACGCAGCGCGGTATGGGCGCGCTTGAAGCCGCCATGCGCAAATACGGCTACGTTGCGCCTATGACGGCAGCGGCAGACGGCGAAATCCTAGACGGCAGCGCACGTATTGAGACAAGCGCCAACGTGTTCGGTGATGACGTGATTGTGGTGCACCACGACGGCACGAAGCCGGTAATCATGGTGCGCGACGACATACCCCACGGCGACACACCGCAGGCGCGCGAAATCAGCATTGCCGCCAACCGTATCGCGCAGTTCAACCTAGACTTCGACCCCGAAGTGATTCTAGGGGATTTGCAAGCGGGCGTAGACCTTGAGCAGTTCTGGCGCAAAGACGAACTAGACGAACTCCTAGCCGACCTGCAACCGAAGGCGACCGAAGGCGACACGCCCGCGGAGATAGACCGCGCCGAGGCTGAAAAGTTAGCCGAACAATACGGGGTACGCAGCAGGCAGGTGTGGCAACTCGGTAGGCATCGCATCGCCGCCATTGATTCGTTAGACGCCGTAGCGGTTGGTGATTTGTTGGGCGGCGCTGTCCCTACTTTTATTTGGAGTGACCCGCCATACGGTGCTGACGTTGTGTCTGATGGGGGCACGGTGGGGGGGGGAAATCTTGCTCCGGTTGGGCGCTACGCAAAGGTAATCGGAGACGAAACAACCGACACGGCAAAGGCGTCTGCGGCGAAATGTCTAGCGGCGTGGCCTAGTGCCGTGCAGGTGTGGTGGGGAGCGAACTACTACGCCAGCGGCTTGCCTGACTTTTGCGGTTGGGTGGTATGGGACAAAACGGGAGATGTTATCAGCAATAATTTTGCTGACGGCGAATTGGCTTGGACTAATCAAGATTTCCCGCTGCGTATTTACAAGCAGATGTGGCGCGGCATGATTAAGGAGGGTGAATCTGGTAAGCGGTTTCACCCTACACAAAAGCCCGTGGGTTTGGCTCAGTGGGCTTTTGATAAGTTTGGGAGAGCAGGAGATGTAATTCTTGACCCGTTCCTCGGCAGCGGCATTAGCGTGTTGGCGGCTGAGGCTTTGAACGACGGGCGGGCGGTATATGGTTGTGAATTGTCACTACCTTATATCGCCGTTGTTATCCATCGATGGGAAGGCGTAACTGGCAATAAGGCGCAGTGCTTAACTCGGTGATAGCGGCGATGCATTGTTCTGGTGACTTCTCTATGTCTTGTTCAGCGAAACGGTACACATGGAATTTGTTGTTGGCAAGCACTTCGTTTTGGATGGCGTCCTGCTTTTGTCGCTTCGGTAAACTATGCCAGTACTCGCCATCACAAAAGATAACGACTCGGTATTCTGGAAGGTAGAAGTCAACTAGGCTAACGCCACACAGGGGGACTTGTTTTTGGTAGTAAATGTCTTGCGCTCTCAATATCGATTCGATGGCTCTCTCAATAGAGGTGTTGGACTTCGGGGTAAGTTGGGCGGCTCTGACGCCTTGGCACTTTCTGGAGCAGACGATGCCGCCGCCCTTCTTGACCGCACCAGGCGTGGCAAGGAATTGCTTACCGCACACAACGCAGATGCGTGGTATAGACGGGATTCGTTCGGTTCTATAGCGCAGTTCTTGCGGCTTCTTTTTGACCTTCCGGTTGTACTCGGCAATTCGCTTGCCTTGTTCGCTCCAGTCGGTGTGCGCCCAACAGTACCCCGGTTTATTAGGGACGTATCGAATCATGGTTGTGCAGCCTGGGTGCTTACATTGAACCATTCGCTCGTACACTGTTGCTGTCTCCTACAAATCAAAACCCCTTGCAGTCTGGTTGGCTGTTGTCTAGGCAGCGCGTACCATGTGACCGCAAGGGGTTCGTTGACTGATTATAGACCAACCAAAACGATACACAAAAGCTGCCTAGACACATCTATTATAGCACGGGCGGGGGTAAATGTGAAGTTGCGTTGGTCTACCCACACCGGCAAGACGCCCGTTTTGGTGGATATTTAGACACTATGGGCACTAAGCAGCGTTACACCCAAGCACAGGTAATTGCCGCCCTCCGCGACACTAAGGGCATGGTGTACCTTGCCGCCAAAAAGCTAGGGTGCGAGGCGCAGACCATCTACAACTACCGCGACCGTTACCCCGCCGTGCGCGCCGAGATGGAGCAGCAGGACGGCGAGGTAGACGACGCCGCGGAAATGAAGCTGTATCAGGCAATCATCGCGGGTGAACCGTGGGCGGTACAGTTCCGGCTGCGCACGAAGGGCAAGGGGCGCGGGTACGTGGAGCGCGTGCAGCAGGAGGTAAGCGGGCCGGATGGTAGCGTGCTACAGGTGGTAATCAAGTATGCCGACCCTGACAATCACGCTACCTAAGCGCCATGCGGGGCAACAGACGATTGTAGCGGAGGCGCGCCGTTACAATATTTTGGCGTGTGGCCGTCGCTTCGGAAAGACTACGCTCGGCATAGACCGCTGCGTTACGCCTGACGTGCTGCCGTATCCTGTCGGGTGGTTCAGCCCTACATACAAGATGCTGCTAGAGGTATGGCGCGAAGCGGTGCGCCTGCTCAAGCCCATCACGGCGCGGGTGTCAGCAAGTGACCATCGTATCGAGAACATAGCGGGCGGCGTATTGGAGTTCTGGAGCCTTGAGAATCCCGACAGCGCACGCGGGCGCAAGTACAAGCGCATCATCATAGACGAGGCGGCAATGGTGCCCGACCTTATGGACGCATGGCAATACGTGCTGCGCCCTACGTTGGTTGACTATGCGGGCGATGCCTACGTACTCAGCACACCCAAGGGGCGCAACGGCTTTTGGCAGATGTGGCAATGGGGGCAAGACCCCGCCATGCAAGAGTGGGCATCGTGGTCTATGGCGTCGAACGTCAACCCGCGCATCAAGCAATCCGAACTGGACGCCATGCGTGACACTATGCCGGAACGGGTGTACGGGCAGGAGATACTAGCGGCGTTCCTAGAGGACGCGGGCGGCGTGTTTAGGAGCGTTGTAGCGGCTGCTACGGCACAGGAGCAGGAGCGCGCCATGCCCAAGCACTCCTACGCGTTCGGCGTTGACTGGGGGCGTTCCAACGACGCAACAGTGATTACCGTACTCGACATGGAGACGCGCGCCGTCGTTGCGTTGGACAGATTCACGCAAGTGGGCTATGCACTGCAACTGGCACGGCTGCAAGCACTGTACGACCGTTTCCAGCCCGTTACCATCATAGCCGAAAGCAATTCGATGGGCGGGCCACTTGTGGAAGCACTGCAAGGTAGCAACCTGCCGGTGCAGCCGTTCAACACGACGAACGCAAGCAAGAGCGCAGCAATTGACGCCTTGGCACTTGCGTTCGAGCGCGGGGACATCGCCATACCGAACGACCCGACGCTTATTGCGGAGTTGCAGGCGTACGAGATGGAGCGTCTACCAAGCGGGCTGTATCGGTACTCGGCACCGGAAGGGCTGCACGATGACCACGTTATCAGCCTAGCGTTAGCGTGGCAGGCGGTTGCGAACTACGTACCGTTATTGTTCTAAGGCGGGGGATACATGACAACGCAGCAGCAGTTGGTAATCGAGCAGTGTAAACGCAACTATGACGACTTGAACCAGACGGGCGAACACCTGGACCACAAGGCGATGCTTGTCATTGTCGCAAGCATACTTTTGCTAGGCGTGAGCGATGGCGCGTTCGTGCCGCTATGTTTCGCTGTGGCGGGCATTTGTGCGGCTATCGGCGCGTTGGCTCCGCGCGAACACAAGCGGGTTGGGGACGGCGATTGGGATACGTTCTTCAACCTGTATATCAGTGTGGAAGCGGACGACGCCATTAATCAAGTGCTGTCTAATCTTGGCAACGCAATCACCACCAACGCCGCCAGCAACGAAGATAAGGCGCGTATCGTAAACCTGTCCATGCTCATGTTGTTGCTGCAAGTGTTGAGCGCGCTTGTCGTGGTGGCACTATAGGCGGGGGATGTGGGCATAATGGCACAACTGACGACACGTGAGCGCGAAGTGGTATCATTGCTGATGCAGGGCAAGCGGCGCGGCGAGATTGCCGCTGAAATGTGCGTGCAGCGCGGCACGGTGAAGGCGTACCTGCGTCGGGCACGGGACAAGGCGGGCGCACGGACGACGGTGGAATTAGTGGCGAAAGTGGCGGGGGAGGGGGAGTGAAAGTAACTACACCGGACGGTAAAGAATACACTGTCAAGGATTCGTATATTCAGGTATACGAGGGCGTTGCTTATTGCCAGTCTACCACGACGGACATTGATGATAGGCTGCTGAGGCTTGCTGTGGTTAGCGGCTGTAAACTTGACGATAACGGGCGCGATTGGAGTGATGTAACGTTTTGGGTTGACGGCTTTAGCGCGCCTGCGGTAGGCAAGATTGTAGCGAATGTTACGCTCAAGTGGCGTCTATCACCTGACGACACGCAGGAAGCCGCCGCGGTGCGCAAGCCGCCATGTTAGGCCAAACATGTGCCGGTTGTGCATGATTCGGGCGTACAACGTTGTGCAGAACATGGACGCGGCGCAGTCTGAACGGGCGTAAGTGGGGGATGGCGCAGGAGTGCCGTTAAATGGCAGTTAGACGAAATAAGGCGCATCTTTACTTTCGTCATGCCGTGGAACTGACGGCGGACGCAAGCAAAACCCCGTAAGTCATTAGAAATTGTACCCCCCTGGGACACTAGAACACGCGTACTAAAGTCGCTACACTTACCGTAGCGGCTTTTTTCATTCCGGGGGCGGGCGCGTGGCCTACAGGCGACAAATCTACGACGGGGCCAAATCCATATCACTCGACGCGCTAGAAAACTGGCAGCAGCTTGGCGAGGCTTTGCCGTGGCAGACTGCCGCCGCGCACTCAGCGCCGCGCCTGTATGCGACGGTGGCGTACCTCTACCGCTGCGTGGACGTGCGCGCTAATGCGCTGCTGGCGATGCCTTGGAGCATCTACCGCGGCGAGACTGAACTAGTCCGCTACGACGTGGACGAATGGCCCAAGGAGTTAGCCGCCTACCAGTCGCTTGAAGAACTCCTGTGGCAGACGGAGGCGGCGCTGTGCCTCACCGCGCAGGCGTACTGGTACAAGCGGCGTTCCCGGCTTGGCGTGGCCAACGTGCGTTGGCTTGACCCTACCACGATGGAACCCGTTTGGGGCGTGGATAGCATCACGTCGTTCAAGCGCGTGGCAAACGCCGCAACGTCGCAACTGTCGCCCGAAGACGTTGTGTATCTGCGCTTGGCTGGCATCGGGGAGACAACCCCGCGCCCCGCGCCTGCTGATGCGGCAATGTCCGCGGCGGGCGTGCTGTACAACGTCAACGAGTTTGCAGCGGCGTTCTTCAAACGCGGCGCAATCAAGGCGACGCTGCTCACAGTGGAGGGCAACCCCCCGCAGGCGGAGCGCGAACGGCTCAAGGCTTGGTGGCAGCGGTTCTTTAGCGGCATCAATAAGGCGTTTGCCGCCGAGGTTGTCAGCGCAGCCGTGACGCCCGTCGTGATTGGCGAGGGCTTGAGCGAACTCACCAACACCGAACTTACCGCCACCGAACGCGAGGAAATTGCCACCGCGTTAGGTGTGCCGCACTCGTTGGTAATGAGCAACGCCGCCAACTATGCCACCGCAGAAGCGGACCGCTTGACGTTCTACGACATGACCGTCGTGCCCGAAGCGAACGCCATTGCGCGCCAAGTCAACGCGCAGTTGTTCGCCCCGCAAGGTTTGCGCTTCGAGTGGCATCCGCAGGAAATGCAGATATACCAGACTGACGAGAACGAGCGCGCGACCGCGTTCGCTACCTACGTCAACGCTGGCATTAAGCAATCCATCGCGGCGCAAATGTTGGGGCTGAACCTGCCCGAAGGCGTGGAGCCGGAGGACCTCGACCCCGAACCGCAGCCGGTGCAGTTGCAGCAGGCGAACGCACTAGCAGGCACGCAGGGGGCACAGGA